CAAGCTATAAAAGGTCAGTGCGGAAACGTAAATGACTTTGCTGCTACAGATGCTAAAAATGGACAGTCGACAATTACATTAGACGTAGGTGCCTTAGCTGAAGATCACATGTTCAGAGTAGTAAGATCTGCAGAAGATCCACAGAACGAAGATCTAACAGCTGCTGGTGCAAACGTTGTTGTAGCTTTCAACTCGTCTGCTAACTTGTATTTAAAATAGGTCAATAGGAGAATAAATTATGGCAATATCACGTAGTCAACTAGTCAAAGAACTAGAGCCAGGATTGAACGCTCTGTTCGGCCTGGAATACAAAAGGTATGAAAATCAGCACGCTGAAATTTATACTAACGAGACTTCTGACAGAGCTTTCGAAGAGGAAGTAATGTTATCAGGTTTCGGAAACGCACAAGTAAAAGGTGAAGGTGCTGGAGTAGCGTTCGACGATGCTCAAGAAACTTTCACAGCGAGATACTCACACGAGACAATCGCTCTTGCGTTCGCAATCACAGAAGAAGCTATCGAAGATAACCTCTACGATAGACTTGCTGCTAGATACACGAAAGCATTGGCGAGATCGATGAGTAACGCGAAACAAGTAAAAGCTGTTGACTTGCTTATAAATGGACTACCTGGTGGTACATTTAAATCAGGCGACGGTGTTACATTGTTTAACACAGCACACCCGACGTTAAATGGTTCTTTCCAGAACACATTATCAACGGCGGCAGACCTTAACGAAACTTCGTTAGAGCAATCACTTATCGACATTGGTAAGTTTACTGACGAAAGAGGTCTTAAAGTTGCAGCTAGAGGAGTGAAAATGATCGTTCCTCAAGAGCTTCAGTTTACAGCTGAGAGATTGATGAAGTCTCAAGGCAGAACTGGAACAGCTGACAATGATTTAAACGCAATCGTATCTATGGGTATGATTCCTCAAGGTTATAGAGTGAACAACTACCTAACAGACACAGATGCGTTCTACATCATTACAGACGTACCAAATGGTATGAAAATGTTCACAAGAGCTCCATTAACAACTGCAATGGAAGGTGACTTCGACACTGGTAACGTAAGATACAAAGCTAGAGAAAGATACTCATTTGGTGTATCTGACCCTAGAGGTATTTTCGCGTCTCCAGGTGCGTAATTCGTATTAAAAGAAAATTAAAAGGGGGCTTTCGAGCCCCCTTTTTTTATGGTAGAAAAGAGGGAATCATGAAGACATTTCGGGTACAAATTAGAGCATATGGATATTATGCTGACTTTAATATTATGTCAGAAGATAACGATAAATCTTTTGAAAATGCACTAGTTGACAAACTGGGAGAAAATGATATAAAGTGGGAAAAAGATGGATTTAGTAATTCATCTAAAGTATGGATAACCTATGAGGAGACCATAGATGCAAATACAAGTCAGAGACCTTTACAAACAGAAGAGAAGTCTCGAGACAGAGTGGGCGGTGCATCAGCGTGATAACCAAAGATATACTTTGGACATGGTCAGGATTGACAAAAAAATTAGACATGTTGTCAATCGAATCAAAGAGGAGGAGGCTAAAATAGCTACTCTCTCTAATAAGATCGAAGACGCTGCACCCGAAGTTTCAGTAGCTACTTAGTAAAAAGCTACATCTTGGATAAATATCAAACCAAAGTACAGGCTCTCTTGCACTCTTGAAAAAATAAGAGTATAACTTTCTTACTATACAATTATAAAAAGAACATAGACGCGTATAGTCGACGGCCTAGAGACTATGTTCGTAAACTAGGAGGATTATAATATGGCAAAAACTACATTTACAGGTCCGGTGATATCCAAAAAAGGATTCATCAATACAGGACCAGCTAACGTTGTAGATGCAGATTCTAGCATTTCACTTACAGTGGATTCACATGCTGGAAAAGTAATTCACAACGATGCAGCAGGAGCGGTGACTTACACGTTACCAGCTACGGTTGCTAATGCTGATGCTGCTAACGCAGGACCAGATGCAGATCTAACTAACCTAAGTAACGTTGGTGCTAAATTTACTATCATAAATTCTATCACTAAAACGGGAGACTTGGTGGTTCAGGTTGCAAATGCAACAGATGTTATGACAGGAATGGCAACTATCGTTGACACTGATACAAGTGACAACATGGAAGGATTCATGACAGCATCTACTTCTGACACTATAACTTTAAATGGAAGTACAACTGGCGGCGTAACGCATGCTAGAATTGAGTGTACTGTTTTAGCTTCAGGTAAATATGCAGTTGAAGTATTTACAGGAGGAACAGGAAACTTAGCTACACCATTTAGTGCAGCAGTAAGTTAATAAATATATGTGGGTGAGAAGTGCAGGACCAATGTGGATCTTGTCACTCACCCACACCAATAGGAGAGTAAAACATGGCATTATCAGATCAAAAGTTTTCTTGTAGAACTTCAGATGGTAGGTTTGGAACTGTAACTGATTTCGATGGAACATCAGGAGCTGCATTAGGACCAGCTAGAGTCACGTACATTCAAGTAGAAGGAGTGGCTAACAGTAATATCAAACTTTACGATGGAACAAGTGCGTCTGGAACTTTAGTATTCGAAGGCAACTGCGGAACTGAAGGAATAGATATCTATGTCCCTGGAAGTGGTATAAGATGTGAAACTGGAGTATTTCTAGATTTAACAAATACAACATCTGTTACTATCGG